AGCAGGCCTTATGGCAAGTGCAGGAATTCAGGGTGAAGAGGCTGGCATGTCTATGAAGGCTATATTTGCTAATTTAGCAGTTCCTTCAAAAAATGCAGAACAATACATGAACAAGCTCTCCATTTCCTTAAAGGACAGCACAGGTAAAGTAAAACCATTAAGTAAGATGATTGAGGAATTGCGAAAAGGCTTTTCTGGTCTGTCAGAGGCACAAAAAGAAGAGTACACATCTGGCATTGCTGGAAAAGAAGGAATGAGCGGATTACTTGCTATTATGAATGGTTCCGATCAGGAATTCTTGAAGTTAAAAGAAGCAATGGATCACAGTGCAGGTGCAGCGGAAAGACTATCTGAGATTCGTTTGGACAACTTGCAAGGGGATATTTCTCTTTTTCAAGGAACATTAGATAGCGTAAAGCTTGGTGTTTTTAGCGGGATTTCCGGTGAATTAAGAGAACTTGCACAGAATGCAACTGTGTGGCTGTCTGGGTTTGGAGAGACCGTAGAGGATAATCTGCCAACCATACGCAGAAAAGTACAGGAGTTTACAGGTGGAATAAAAAATTCATTTGGGCCGGTTATGGAAGTAGGAGATTGGTTTATGAACCACTCAGATATAATGATCGGTGGAATCGCAGGAATCGCCACTGCATTTGGAACTCTGAAAGGAATAAGTGCAGGTGTGGCTTTGGTGGAGAATTTTTCTCTGTTAATAAAGGCCTGGCCAGTCGCATTAGGTGCATTAGCAATAGGGACAATAGTGGGGATTGGGGTCGCTATAAAAGAGCACAACGAAAAACTTCGGAGAGAAGATTTGGCTCAAAGATTTGGTGACATCAAATTATCTGTAGAAGAATTAGATCAAACTGCAAAGATGATTCTGGATAATGGTAATTTAAAAGGTCTGACACTTGCAGCAAGTGAAATTGAAAAGATTAAGGGATTATCAAAGAATTTCAACAATGCTGGTGATAATGTTGAAATGATAAACTGGAAGGTAAGTATTGGCCTTGAGCTTAATGAGAGTGATTTGGAATCATACAAGTCATCGGTAGAAGAAATGATAAAGGGCTCTATTGACATCGTGGAACAGGCACGTTATACCACAAGAATCAGTACCAAGGCATTATTTGTAAATGATAATGAAACTGGGGAAGAGTTGATTAATGGGTTTAACACTACATATAACTCCATCAGTGAAGAATTAAATAGCCTTGGAAAAAAGGCTGGAGAAAAATTAAGTAAAGCAATTGTAAATGGCGTTGCCAATCCAGAAATGATGAAAGAAGTGGAAGAAATTGTTGATGAGATGCGGTCCATTACCAATGAGGTAGCCAATGCAAAGACTGATGCAAAGCTGAAGCGAATCCGTATGCAGTTTTCAGGAAAAGATTTGGATTCAGAAACGTTTCAGAATCTACAGGCTCAGATGAAGAAAGAGCTGGAAGAGCAAAACAATTTAAGAATGGAATCTGTAGATTGGGAATTAGCTATGTTAGATACGCAGATGAACCGTGGAGATATTAGTGTCCAAGAGTATAAAACAAAACAGCAGCAAATTAATAAGGCAAATAAAGATCATGAGTTAGCCCAGCAGGCAAAGAGTGTATCTTTTTCAACCAATACTATTGCAGATTCATATCAGGATGAAATCTCAGGGGTACTACCAAAGGTAAAAGTGGGAATGGACGAAGCTATGGCAAATATTAGCCATGGGAATATAAGTGCATTTGATACAAATTATTTATGGAAAAAAATGGGATTTAATGAGATGGATGACAAGACTCTTGGTAATATCTCAGTGCTATGGGAAAATATGGAGTCAGATTATAGACAACTTCAGTCTACCGTTAATGATTATTTGCAAAGAGGAGATGAAGTACCAGCCGACATTGCAAAACAATTTTCTGACGCCTCTTTTATTGGTGCAGCAGCAAAGGATCCGAGTGCAATTAATCAGATGATGGCAATTAATGCTGCGGACAACCCAGAATACCGTGCGGCAATTGAGCAGGCAAGAGCAAATGGTGTCGAGGTACCAGAGGAGATTGCAACATACCTGGACAACAATGGACCAGTTATTAAAGATGCAATAGGAAGACTTCGTGATGTTGCCGAAACAGAAATAAACGATAAATTCCATAACATACCCGTTAATGGAACAGTTACTGCTAATTTTAACTTAAATTCTTTATATACCCCTAAATTACTGCCAGAGATATCACCTGATTCACCACCGAAAAAGACATTTCAAAATTATGCATTAAGGAATATTGCACAAAATGCCAAGGGCGGTCTAATCAGTGAGCCAACTCTATCCTGGTTTGCAGAAGAGGGACCAGAGATGGCAATTCCAATCAACAACTCAAAACGTTCCGTCTCTCTCTGGCAGCAGGCTGGCCAGTTAATTGGAGCGTACGAAGAAAACAACTACGGAAAAATGTATGATTCTATGGTTTCATCTGGATCCCAGGTACTGAATGAAAATAGTTCTTCCTTTGCTCCTGTATTTAGTCCGACTGTTTATGTTAATGGCAAAAAAGCCTCACAAGAAGAGGTAACAGGCGCAGTGCAAATGACGTATGAGCAGTTTAAAGAATGGGTCGTGCAATTGAAGCATGAGCAATACCGGGTTTCATTTTAGGAGGACATATGGAAAATGTATATAAAACTGTTCAGGGAGACACCTGGGATTTAATTGCTAAAAAGGTCTACGGGTCGGAAATACATCTGGATCACTTGATGAAGCATAACTTTTCATTGCTGGATTATTTTGTTTTTCCTGCAGGTATTAAGGTGTTTACACCTGAGATACCACTAAAAGGGGCTAGTGGAATTCCAGAGTGGAGAAAATAATGCAGGAAGGGAGGGATAACCTGTGAGTGAAGTTAGAAAAAAGTATTTAAGCATCATCTACAACGGGGTCGAGGTTTGGCAGGATCTATCGGAATACATACAAAATTACTCCTATGATGATTCATTAGACCAATCAGATACCATCTCGATTACATTAAGCGACAGGGATCTAAAATGGAGCAGGACATGGTTGCCAGAAAAGGGAGATGTAATTACCCCAACTATTATTCTTGAAAATTGGAATGAAGAGGGGGAAAAAATGACTGTCCCATGTGGAACATTTCTGGTGGATGATTTTTCTTTCTATTCCCCTCCCTTTACTTGTACCATCAATGGTGTTTCTGCTCCCGTTAATACATGTTTTAAAGAAACAGAAAATACAAAAACGTGGGAATCTGCGACCGTAAGGTTAATTGCTGGGGAACTAGCAGGAAAATATGGATTGGAGCTTGTATATGAGTCCACCGAAGAAATACAGGTTGCAAAAATAGAGCAGGATAAGCAATCAGATAGCGATTTTCTAAAAAATATTTGTGAAAAATACGGAATGGGATTAAAAGTATATTCCAATAAACTCGTAATTTGGGACTTGAAGCAGTATTTTGAAAAAGCCCCAGTGCTTATTATTCGCCCTGAAATGGTATCAAAGTGGACTTATAACAGTACCATGCAAGGGGTATATACCGGAGTGAAGATCAGCTATACAAATCCTGGAAACAGTAAAACAATTGATGTAATGGTAGGAACAGAGGAGCGTCTTTATAAAACCAATCAGAAAGCAGATAATGAGGCAGATGCTAGGCGGATCGGAGAGAGTGTATTACGAAATGCTAACCGAAAAGAACGTAAATTGAAACTGACCTTACCACCAAAGATGTCCTTATTTGCAACTGCCAATATTCAATTATCAGGTTTTGGAAATCTGGATGGGATTTATTTTGTTGAAAAGATCTCCCATAGCCTATCGGGAAAATCATACGATATGCAGGTCAGTCTAAGCTGTATATCTCAGGATAACGAGAAAAAGGATTCGGCATCAAAGGTGGATGATGCAAACAAGAGCGGCAGCCAATATACCGTGCAAAAAGGCGACAGCTTGTGGAATATTGCGAAACAGTTTTATGGCAGTGGAACCAGGTGCGAAGACATCTATGAGTCAAATAAACAAATGATTGAAACTGAAGCAAAGAGGCGGGGAAAAACGGATTCTAACCATGGATATTGGATCTACCCTGGTATGGATCTTCAAATTCCATGAAAGGAGTGTTCATTTGAATGATGTGATTCGAATAGGAAGAATTTCTTCTGTAAATCCAGTAAGTGCCATGGCTAGGGTGTATTATCCAGACAGAGACAGTACTACATCGGAACTTGCATTATTTGGTTATCATGGGGAATTTAAGCTTCCTAAAGTAAATGATCAGGTGGTAGTGCTTCATCTGCCTAACGATACCAGTTCAGGTATTATTCTGGGGAGTTTTTGGAATGAAACGGATAAGCCTCCTCAAGAGGTAGAATACAAAAAAGATTTGGGAACCGGGTCTTATGAGGTGATAAAGGATGGTAATTATATTCTGCATTCACCCCAAATTACAATGGAAAGCGAAGTTGAATCAATTACCTTATCTGACTTGCTGGAGATGAAAAAGAAGTTGGAAGAATTAGAGAGGAAGTTGACAAAATGATTGGTCTTTTAGGCAACTTAAGATTTCGGGTAAATGATAATAAAGTTTTTACGTTTCAAAACATGAGAAGAGAGATATCAGCTTCATGGAATTCTATGGAGAGAATAGGACAAAAACCTATTTCAGAGTTTGGCGGGGCCAGTTTGCAGACAGTCTCTCTTGAAATTACTTTAGATGCTTCTCTGGGAGTAAAACCAAGACAGCTTTTAGGGGACTTGGAACGAATGACAGAATCCGGAGAAGCCAATAAATTGGTTATTGGAAGAAAAATGGTGGGAAAAAACAAGTGGGTGATCACAAAGTGTTCTGAAGCTTGGGAGGTGATACTAAGAGGTGGTGAATTGTATCGCGCAAAAGTAACTTTATCATTGCAGGAATATTTATGAGGTGTCAGAAATGGAACAATACGAACTATCTTTGATGGACATAAATGAAGAATTGGCTGAAGAATTAAAACGGAATTTAACCACTTTGTTTGGAACGAGAGCAGGAACGCAACCCATAGACAGGGAGTTTGGAATTTCCTGGGAATGCCTTGATGAACCTCCAGATGTTGCGGAAAGCTTATTTTATCTTGAAGCATGTAAAAAGGTGGAACAGTACGAGCCAAGGGTTTTAATTGAAGATATCTCATTTGAGAAAAGAGAAGGGGTTATGATTCCCCGTATCTATTTTAAAAGGAAGGAGGAAATCTAATGAAGAGCTTAAAAAATAGGTTTTCTGATTATCCGGAAGTCAGCTTCATTGAAAATACCAGCTTTATTGATTTACAAACAAGGATGATCGAAGATTATGAGAATAAATACAAAGAACTGACAGGCAAAGAACAATCTCTTGCAATGGCAGATCCGTACCGTCTCATTCTGTATTCTTGTGCAGCAGCCATATATCAGGGATACCAGTATGAAGATAGGGCTGCAAAAATGGGGTTATTAAAGTATAGCACTGGCGAATTCCTTGATAACTTAGCTGCTTTTAAAAAAGTAAAAAGAAATGAAGCATCTCCAGCAAGGACTATCATTCGTTTTACTTTATCAACATCAGTTGAAAGAAAAATTGTGATACCAAAGGGAACCAAAGTAAAAGGTCCTGAGCTGTATTTTGAAACTACTAATGTTGGTGAAATTCCACAAGGAAATCTTTATGTTGATATACCAGCAAAATGCCGAATAAATGGTAATGTTGGAAATGGGTATGTACCTGGAGAAATCAGGACACTTACGGATCTTCTCCCGTATACGCTTAAGGTATCTAATATTACCCAAACGAGTGGAGGCACAGACGGAGAAACTGATGAGGAATTGGCTGAACGGATTTATTTGGCTCCTGTCAGTTATTCCACTGCAGGACCACAAAAGGCATATGAATATTGGGTGAAGACCTTTAGTCCGTCTATCGGAGAATGCCGAATCACATCGGAATCACCTGGAGAGGTGGATATCTACATAACTATGGCTGATGGCTCTGTTCCTGATGAAGGATTCTTAAATGAATTAGAAGATTATTTAAGGAACAGCAGTATAAGGCCCTTAACCGATCATGTTGTTGTAAAAAGACCTCAAACGGTGGAGTATGAGATTGAACTTCATTATTATATCAGAAATGAAGACAGGGATAAGGAAGAAACCATTAAGGCCGCAATTCAGACCGCATGCAATAATTATATCTTGTGGCAGAAGAAGGTAGGTAGAGATATTAATCCATCTCAATTAATCTACGAAGCAATGGGAACAGGAATAAAAATGGCTGAAGTCATAAAGCCTGTATTTACAGAAATACCGGATTCATCTATGGCTATACCAGGTAAAATCAATTTGGTTTATGGAGGACGTAAGGATGATTGATTTTTATCATGGTGAAATAACAGACATCATGCCATATAATCTTATTTCTCCTGA